GGCAAGAAACATCGAATAACTTATGCCGATACAAAGTGGCAAGTAGATAAATGGAAAAGATTACCAATTCAAAAGGCATACCAGTATCAGTACACAGGATTAAATACAGAGGTACTAAACTATTCAATTGACATTGAGTCGTTGTACACAGTAGTTAGGATACCACAGGGCGGGTACTATCATGCAGATAAGAAAGAACAGTTTACCCCAACTAATGCTAAAAAGATTACTCCATTCTTAGAAGATATACCATATGACAAGATACCAATAAATTACAATGACATGGTAAAGTATACAGATCAAGCAGCTGGTATACACGAGCAACGAAATAGTAGTAATGAAGGATCTGACGCACTACTTGCATCCATGGCTGGTGATATGGCAAAAAGAGAATATGATGCATACGGATTTAGTATGGAAATAAAAGGCGACCCTTATTGGATGGGCGGAAGTTTACAAGCAAGCGTAGATGGCCCACAACCACCTGACTATACTTCAGAAGATGCATTAATAACTTTTTTACAATATAATCCTAATGCAGAGGACTTGCTAGAACATCAAGAACGCGGCCCAATAGATCTTGTATCAAGTGGTGTATATAAATTAACATCAATTGAAAGCAGATTTCAAGGCGGAAAATTTACACAAACATTAATAGGCTATAAAGATACTACTACAAATAGCTTTTTAATATTACCACAATTAATAGACATGGGAAAATAAAATGGCAGGATATATATTAAATGACGGATACAATGTTTCACGCAAAGGCAAACAGTCTAGTGAACACAATATTAATACACTTAGTGGACTATACATTGGTGTGGTTATGGACAATGCAGATTCGTTGAGCTTAGGTAGAATAACCGTACAAATATCAGACTTTGGATCAAAAGATAACCAACGCATTTGTATGCTAAGTACACCGTTTGGTGGGCACACAGCTATTAAAGATTCCGGAGATGACGAAACTAAAGAATCACAAGCACCAATGAGTTATGGCATGTGGCCTCAGCCTCCAGAGATAGGAACTAATGTCGTAGTAGCATATACCGGTAGCCAGGAACAAGGAATTGTTATGGGCAGTCTAATAGCGAAAGATAGAAACGCTATGATGGGCGGCAAAGCTAGTGGACAGGTTTATGCAGGTACAGATAAGAGTTTAGGACCTATGGTTGATAAAAATCCATACGATCAGAATGATAGTGACACACGACCATTAGATGAATACCAAATGGCTGTACTCAATGCACAAGGTCTAAGTTTAGATTACGTCAGAGGACATAGCCAAAGTAGTGCTAGACGAGAAAGTCCAAGCAAAGTGTTTGGAATAACAACACGTGGCGGCCATGTGTTAACACTAGACGACGGTGATGCATCTGGCAACAGTCAAAACATTAGACTACGAACTAAGGGCGGCGCTCAGATATTAATTGATGATACAAATAATTTTATATTTGTTACAACACAGAACGGTGACACTTGGTTTGAAATGAACGAAAGTGGTAAGCTAGATGTATATGCTAAATCTGGAATAAGTTATCACACAGAAGGCGACTTTAATGTACATGCTAAAGGAAACATTAACATGCAAGCAGAGCAAGGAGTTAATATAAAAAGTTCTGGAGCAGACGGTATTAAGTTAGAAACAAGTGTAGGTAGCATTGATATCTACAGTGCATTGGATATGAACATACAAGCCGATGCAAACCATAATTTAAAAGTAGCAGGAAACATAATTGCTAAAGGAACAAGAGTAGATTATAATGGACCAGTTCCAGCTGATGCTAAAAAGACGGCAATACAAAATCAAAGTGCTAACGCAAGTGTAAAAACTAGTGCCACAAGCAGAGTACCAGAGAAGCATCCTTGGTTAGGTTCGGAAGGTGTCCAGGAAACATTTACTACTGGTAAAGGGAATACAGCCTAATGGATTTTAAATTAAATAATGAAATCAACACAACCACACTAATTGACTATGGATTGTTTAGTATCATTGACAATGATGCTGTTCGTATACAACAGCAACTGTCTGACTTAGAAGCAAGTGATAAATTAATTAATTTAAAATTAAGGACAATAGGATGGTCTGGAATTAAAGAATTGGTTGACAACACATACATAATCGGGTATGCTAGTAAGAAACAAGAATTAGCAGATGGTGTTGGGATGCTAGAACAAATAGCTTACAACACATGGATTGAAGAGTTTAAAGATACAGAACGTATGTTTAAGAAAAACTTTCCATTACCTACGTTGTCGCAATCACAGTATGATGCATTGTTAAGTTTATATTTCGACACAGGCACATATCGTAAGGTTGGCACAGAACTAAGACAGTTTGAACTTAGTGAATTTATTACCGATAGGAAATGGGATCACGTAGCGACATCAATGACACTCAGTGGAAGCAATAGATTAGTAAGACAATATGATGCAAAGGTATTAATGCTAGCAGATTACGGTACTACTAAAGATAGATCATTAATTAAAGAACAAGGCTTACAAACTTTGTTAAAACGTTATAGTACAATGGGTCTAACTGATCCACAAAAAGCCCAGGCCGAGTATGTGTATTATGCAGAGACAAAAAGATTCCTACCAAACTTAGCTGAGAGTAGAAAAAGAATCTTAGTAAAACAATCAGTTAACTAGTTCAAAACTATTTTAAATACATATATATTCGCAGGGAAAATCTACATTGACAGACTACAGTGTCCTTTTACTTAATGCCAACGGGCAACCTTTAAGCATATTGCCGCTCAGCACAATTAGTTGGCAGACAGCCGTGAAGGCTTTATTTGCACACAAAGTACATACAATAAGTAATTTTGAAAACAAATTCTTAAGGAGTACTACAATAAGTATTCCATATCCTAGCATAGTTATGTTAAATGCTTATCATAGACAGCCCAATAGAGCAAAGTTTACAAGACGAAATGTTTACATCAGAGACAATTACAAGTGTCAATACTGCAATGAGCAATTCTTTGCAGGCGAGTTAACATTGGATCATGTTATTCCTAGATCAAAGGGTGGCAAGTTAACATGGGATAACACTGTTTCAGCATGCGGTCCTTGTAATGTTAAGAAGGCCGATCGTATGATACGACCATTAAACAAGCCAGTGGTTCCAAGCTGGCACTATATACAGAACTCAAACAAGCACCACACTCTGCATATTCCAGACATGTCGTGGCAAGATTATGTAAAATGGCCCGAAGATAAGCTAATTTTGCTTTCATAAACTACAGTTATAATTTTTAGCATAAATAGTTGTATGAACAATATAATTGGATACACAACAGTAGAACAGCCATATACAAGCAAAAACCTATTAGGTATAGATTTAGCTAAACGAGACCTCCTGAATCACTTTGCAATACGCAAAGGAGAGAAGTGGACGGACCCAACATTTGGTTGTGACTTACCGTACTACGTGTTTGAACCGTTGGATACTAATACTACTGAATCTATCAAAGAGGAAGTCTTTGCAGTCATTAGTTATGATCCACGTTTTGAAGTAGAAGATACCAATATAGATATTAATCAGGATAAACACAGCGTTACTATTAAAGTAAAGCTAGTGTATATACCCACTACAACTGTAACAGATTTACAGATAAAGTTCGATAGAGAATTCGAACAGGACGCAGAGTTTTAATCATGGCACAAAAAACAAGACAAAATAAACTTTTTGCGGCAGAGGACTATACAGTTATATACGAGTCGTATGTTAATGCTAACTTCCAAGCATTTGATTACGATACTATTAGAACTGCAATGGTTGCTTATGTTCGCAACACATACCCAGAAAACTATAATGACTGGGTAGAGTCAGCAGAATTTGTATCGCTACTAGATGTAGTTGCACAGTTTGGACATAACTTGGCATACAGGGTAGACCTTAATGCAAGAAACAATTTTTTAACTACAGCCCGAAAACAAGATTCAGTTTTTAAACTAGCAGAGTTTTTAGGATATCAACCCAGACGTAATGTGCCAGCATACGGTGAGATGAAAGTTATAGGAATTAAAACAAACGAATCCGTTATTGGTAGTGCAGGAACTAGCTTAGGTGGAGTAGAAATAAAATATGAAGCTTCAAACAATGTAAGCAACATAGATGATTTTATTACAGTACTTAATGCTACATTAGAAAACAGTAATCAATATGGTAGTCCAAAGAAAAGTTCTATTGTAAATGGAATACAATCAGAATTCTATGATATAAACAATACGCCTAATCAAATTAAGTTTGATGTTCAGGGAATTGTATCAGGTAAGACTGCTACATACAATATCATTAGCAGTGAATTTGATAGTGTCAATAAAGCATTTATGGAAAAGGCACCTAGCCCAATAGGCAGTGTCGGAGTATATTTTAAAAATGATGGCAAGGGTATTAGCAGTGTTAATACTGGATTCTTTATGGGTGTTAAGCAAGGTGCATTATCATTCCAAGACTTTGTTATTGACACTCCAATTGACAGTGCAGTATTAGATGTTACCGCAGAAAATATAAACAACACAGACGTATGGGTACAGAATGTTAATGCAACAGGTAACGTTGTTAAGAATTGGTCTAAAGTTACAGACGTAAACAGTAATGTAATTTATAACAACTTAGCATCAGGTATACGTGATGTATACAGTGTAAAGACTAGAACAAATAATTCAATCTCAATTATGTTCCCATCAAAAGAATTTGGTAATGTTCCAACAGGTACTATTAGAGTTTGGTACAGAACAAGTGCTAATACTACATATGTTGTTAGACCAGATGACTTAACAAATAAAAAAGTAAACATTGGTTACACAGGATTAGATGGAAATACATACACAGCTATTTTATCATTACAATTAAAACAAGCAATTGTTAATGCAACATCAAGTGAGACAATGGATAGCGTTAGAGAAAATGCTCCTAAAAATTATGCTAGTCAAGATAGAATGATTACAGCCCAAGACTATAACACATTGTTATCTAGTCAACAAGGCGGCATCCTTAAACTTAAGAGTGTTAACAGAACATTTAGTGGACATAGTAGATATTCAAAGTTTACAGACCCAACAGGTACATACTCAGATTTATTTCTAAGTGGAAAAGATGCTACAATATATGCATCAGAAAAAGTTATGTCTACTGCTAGTAATGCAACAGACTCTTCTACACAAACATTTGAGAAACATGTTAAACATATTTTAGACAATGACGAATTTATTAACTTATATTATACAAAATATAAAACAGCATTTGAAGCGTTAAGAGGAGAAGAATCTTACACACCAGATTCATTTGTTTGGCAAAGCCCAAGTGAATCAACTAGTGGAATACTAACTGGTTACATTACAGACACTTCAACTCAAATAGCACGTGTTGGTTCAACAGCAAGTACATACATGAAATACATTACACCAGGTGCTTTAATTAAATTTACAAGCAACAGTAAAACCAAATGGGCTAAGGTAGTAGATATTTTTGCAAACGGCTTAGGTATGGAAACAACAGTTGGTGCTCCAACAGGTAAGCGTACAGATGGAACAGGTGCTATTATATTAGATACTGACATTCCAAATGGTTCAACAGTTAATGTTGTATACCCTGGCTTGTCGAGAAGATTTATTAAAAGAGAAAAAGATGTTATTAAATATTACTTAGAGTCACAGCGTGACTTTAGTATAAAATATAATTATAAGAATAAGAGTTGGGATATTATTGGAGCCACAGGCACATCGGTAGTACCAACAGTAGCTTATCCTACAACATTTAGTTTAGCAGATGATAGTTGGATTCTAAATTTCAAGTTTACCGGATCATCATTTGATATCTACATTAGAACATTAAGATTTAATTTTACAAGTGCTACAGTACGTTTAGGAAACATACAGAACGAATATGAAATTAGTTCTTATACTAAAAAAGCTACACGTGATAAAATTACTGCTATTGGCGTAGATGGAAATGATATTGTTGACATTGGTGATTTTTATGTATATGGTTATGATACTGCTACTGATAATAATTACAGACTATCTCTTATAGATAGCAATGCTGATAGTAGGCCAGATAACCCAGATATATTTTTTGAGACGGTTGGACTTAACAGCGTAAAAATTAATACTGTTGATTACGATGGCAGAAGTAGTTTAAACTTTGACTGGCAACATATTGCGTCAGACAATCAAGTAGTTGATCCTAGCTTTACAAATATTATTGATGTATACGCACTAACAACATCATATGATACTAGTTATAAAAATTGGTTAAAAGGAACGCTAGCTATAATGCCTAAGCCTCCTACTAGCTACGAACTTGGAACACAGTTTTCAGCTACTGGAGAAAAGAAAGCAATGAGTGATACGATTGTGTTTAAACCAGTTAAGTATAAACCAATATTTGGAGCCAAGGCATCAGCAGAATTAAAAGCAAAGTTTAGAATAATTAAAGTTGTTGGATGTAATGTAACAGACAGTGATATGAAAACAAGAACAGTTAAAGCTATAGATGAATTCTTTAGTTCAAGTGTTTGGGACTTTGGAGAAACTTTTTACTTTACAGAATTAGCGGCTTACGTACACAAGCAACTTGTAGGTGTGCTAAGTAGTTTTGTTATTGTACCGCAAGGCACAGGAACAACGTTTGGTGATTTGTTTGAGTACACACCAGAGCTAGACGAACTTATTATAGCAGACGTAACAGTTAACGATATTGATATTATTCAAAACATCACAGACGAAAATATTAGAGCAGGAACATAATTAAATGGCGAATAAAAAAGCAGGTTCATCAAAGGTCCGCAGTATCAAAACAAAGAAGTTTTTACCTCAAGTATTCCAAACTGAATTAAATAATAGTTGGCTTGATAGTACATTAGATCAAATGGTTTCAAAAGGACCATTGGACCAAGTTGATGGATACATAGGTAGTAGACATGGCTCAGAAGCTCAAGCACATGACTCATATGTTGACCCAGTTACAGAAGTTAAACTAAGAAAATCAACTTCATTAACGCCTGGTATTATATCTTATGATAACACTGGAGCTATAACAAACAAGATTACATATGACGATGTAGTACACTCGTTGAATGCAAACTTTAATGAGTACAACTATAACTCAGCATACTCGTCTAATGCATTTTCTTATAACCCGCCTTTTAATATTGATAAGTTTATTAACTTTAATAATTACTATTGGGTTGAAGAGCTTCCAATTTATACTAGTATCTACACAGGCACAAGCAAGAATCCATTAACTGATATTCAAAATACCAATGTATATACATTAGTAGATGACACTAATACAATTGTATTAGAAAATAATATGTTAATTAAGTTTGTTGGCTCAGGCTACGATGTAGCATGTAGAGGAAGTACATATATTGTATTAGGTACAGGTGAAGGAAACGGTGAACATAGGTTTGAACTTTATATTGATTTTAATCAAATAAGAGTTTATAACAGTGTTACAAAACATACACAAGCCAATGATGGTATTTGGGATAACAGCAAAGTACATTCTGTTACACCTAATACAAATAACAAATACTGGCTGGCACCGTTTGGAAAAAGAAATTACGGAGCATTACTTACTGCATATAATGCAGATCCTATAGCAGATAGGTTACCGGTTTTTGATGGCTTTATATTTGAAGATGTAGAATCTAATAAGTCATTGTATAATGAAAACGTGTTAGTTAAGTTCACAGGAACAGGATGGGTTGATGCAACTCTCGATGACTCAGAATCTATTTACGTAACTAAACGTGATGCTACTACTGGCAATCTTAGTATTAAGAAAGTAATAGTAGCAACATATGATAGTGTTAATGACAAGTACACACTTGCTATTGCGTCTGACGCAACACTAGCTGAACGTGCAATGATAGCAAGAGCAGAAACATTTGATACTGCTATGTGGGATTGGATGTTACCAGTAGAACCATTAAAAGATTATTTACTTATTGAGAAACATGACGTGTTTAACACAGCATGGAGTAGAGCAAACCATTGGGTTAACATCAGTGCAATTAATAAATTAAAAAGCATTATGCCTTTCCAAAACTTTGATAATATAATTACTACTAAAAGAAAAGCAATAAGACCTATTATAGAATACACAGCAAGAATAGATTTATGGAACCATGCAAGACATGTTAATCCTGTAAGCCTTGGCACAATAGACTTTGGTGTTAAGACAGGTGATGTGTTATCTGCTATTCCAGTTGGCTCAACATACGTATACGTTGACAACTCAGATACAAAAGTATATACACAGGCAGCAACACCAACAAGTGTTACGCTTGCTGAAAATAATACAATGACAATTAAAGCTGTACTTGATAATACATTAAGTGCTTGGGTTAATGCAGATGTGTATTATACTAACAGTACTATTACTTTAGCACAACAGAAGACAAAGATCAACCAATATCCACTTTATAAGTTTTATGATCATACAGGTAAATTACTAAGCGACATTGCTGGTACTAACTTTAAAGGCGAGAAGATATTTGGATATAAGCCAGGCAAGGGTGCAGTTGATACTGAGCTTGGAATGAAATTAAGTTATAAGGATTCTTTAAAAGGTGCTGAGTATCAATTTCAAAACTTTATACTAACAACTAGATATAAAGCTAACTTCACACAAGCAGAAAATGCAAAGTTAGATTATCATCAGAACCTTACAGGATATAGTTTATATAAGAAACGAAATGTTCTTGAAGGTGTTTATAATAAATCAGATCTTAACTTTGGCGCAAAAGAAACAGTACAGTATAAAATTACAAATCCTGATACTGATTTAGTTATTCCATATGGTCATGGAAAATGGAGACCACATCAAGAAGAATTTAATGTACATCACATTGCTGGTAAGCTAGCTGTAACAAGAAGAAACGTTTCAGACGGAACTGCAATTACATTTACTGGTACACGTGAATATAACATAGGATATTCTCATATAATTAAGTTTGTTAATTCAACAACAGACGCACTTACGTTTATAGCACCAGGAGGCATTGACATTGAAGCAAACCCAAGTCATGCAAACAATCCAGATATAACAATACAACGCTTCGGCGATGTTGTAAAGATTGAAACAGGTTCATCAAGCATAGGCGGCACATTTGATGTTAGAGCAGGATCTAGTAGAATAGGATCATTTAATATCTCTAATGAGTGGGACGCTAACTATTTTGATATTACATTAAATGGTAAACGTATTAAGGATGCATTAGTTACAGTAACAGGCTCTAGTATTACTATTGACGAAACTGCATTAACTGCAGACGACTTAGTTGATTTTACATGGAACAGTAACAAGCAAAACAACAACGTAAAGAATTATAGTTACCCACAAGTAACACAGCATAACGTACACAACAAAGTAATTAAAACATTTACAATAAGTGAAACAATAGATCATTGGGCAGATAAACTAAATGCCAATCCATCGTTTGATAGAAATACATTTGGTGAGAATAACTACGGATCAATTACACACAACAGAAGCACAGGCGGAACTTTGTTCCTACATGATGACATTGCAGTAATGAATGACATATGTTATTCAGATGAGAAACTAGATGTTACAGGATCTCTTATTGAACAAGCTGGTGATTGGGATGCGTTTAGAGAAAGATTCAAAGCACAAGCAAAACGTTTATACTCAGTAACTGCTTATCCATCAGTACAAGAATTAACAACAGCTACGCTAACTGCATTGTTGAGAAACAAACGAACAAGCAAGCTACACAGCGATTCTAATATGTTGTTTAATAGTGAAGATGCATTACAAACATTTACTATTACAGATACATCAGTTAAAGAATTTGAAACTAAGTGGACTTTTAACGGTGACGTTAATATTAGAGACCACGTGTATGTTTACCTAACTGAGTCAGATGGTACTAACACATATAAAAGAATTTTAAGAAAAGATATTGATTACACACAGCTAGGTAATGCAATTACTATATTGCTTACATATAACACAACTGTAACACCTGTACTAGAAGTAGTATACAATCAAATGGACAGTGAGTGTTATGTACCTGCTAGTTTGGTTAAGCTAGGATTAGCATATGGAACACAGCCGGTAGTATCAAATAATATATTGTATACACATGATGGTGTAGAGATAGTATTAAAAGCTAACGCAGATTTAACTAATCCAAATAACTCAAGTTTGTTTGACCCAGTTAATGCGGCACTGTTTGAATTAGAAACACGTGTGTATGCTGGACTAGTTAAAGAAGATACAACATACGATAAGACTAACACATCATCATACTATAACTTCTTACCAACACAAGCGTCAGCTACTTGGTATTCGTTAGAGCTGTTAAACAATTATTTAGAAAAACATTTTAAGCATTGGGCAGAGCTGAAACAAAAAGGTTCTCTTAACCAAGCAAACCAATATGTAGCTAACGATAACACAACATGGAACTACAGTACTATACCATTAGGATTTAACTATTCAAATGCAACACCAGGACACTATAAAGGTGTGTATGTTCATTTGTTTGGAACAGCAACACCTGACTTAACTCCTTGGCATATGCTAGGGCATTCATTTAAGCCAACATGGTGGGATGCAAACTATAGCTGGGTAACTGGTTCAAAACGTACAGCGTTACTAAGTGCATTAAAGAATGGACTAGTAAGTGATCCTTCAGGAACACCTACACATGATATAGTATTTGCAAGACCACATTGGGACTTTGCAACTAAATCACCAGTAACAGGTTCGGGTACATTAGAAGATTTAACAACAGTAATTGGTACTCCGGCAAGCGTTGATGCATCATCTGCATTTAAGTTTGGCGATTGGAGTTCAGAGGAATACGAATGGAGAGTATCTCCACAAGGACAAGCCGCAGGCGTTGATGCTATTATAAAATTAAATCCTGCTAGAGCTTGGAGTGCATTCTTCCAACCAGGCATACACAACAATGGCTATGCAGGAATTCAGAACGCAGGTAGATTTGGAAGTAGTAAGTCTTATAAAGTACCTGGCAACACGTATGGTAATTCAATTATTAATATTGAAGTACAAGCATCACCAACAACAGTATCAGCAACTGAGAGCTTTATAGTACTTGATGACTTTGGAAGCACAACAGCTACAACAAACTTTAAACTAAATGCATCTAGCAAGGTTAGTGCATTAAGTCTTACAAACAGAGGCGTGAAGTTTACTGGAAGCCCAATAGTTTCTTACTCAGGTGGAGCATCCAATATTGCAGGAATAGATTTTAAAATTACAACAGGTAGAATTGGATACGTAGCTAACGGTCTTTCACAGGCACAGTATAACTTTATACTAAGAAATCAAAATAGTAATTTGTCACAAGGACAGTTATATACAAACCTAGATACTAAGCTACACGAAAAGTTAGGTGGCTTTAGTAGTAAAGAATTGCTTGAAGTGTTTGCAGAAAGTAGTTTAACAGGCGACTTTGAATTTGGCAAGGCTGACTTTACAATTGATATGTATCAAGGCAGACCAACTAGATTAGTAACAGCTAGTGCAATTTTTATTACAAAGACTTTAACAGGATTTACTCTTTCTGGATTAAGTAACAACAAACAAGAGTTTAACTTTTTTGAACCTAACATTGCAGATACTACTGATTATGAATTAGTAACAGTACAAGGCTCAACAGTTAGAAGATATAATAAATTTGTAACAACAGCTAGCACAATTGAATACGGTGCAGCCGTTGAGAAGATGCAAGATGTTTATAACTTTGTTAGAGGATACTTTAGTTTACTAACAAAATTTGGATACACATTAGAATTTGATGGAGATAGTTCAGCATCAGACTTTGTTAACTGGGCTCTTACAGCAGACAACACAGATACATTTGTTTTACAGATAGGTAGAACAATATCGTTTAAAACTTTATACGGTACTGTATATCCATACAACAAACTAACTTCCAATGGTAACGATGTATTAACAATGTTCAACAAAACATTACAAGACAGCGACCTAAGTGTTAACAGATCTAAAGGACTTGTTACAGTAGCTACTAAGAATGCAGAGTTCATAGGTAGCATTACTAGTGCAGTACTTGAGTATGATCATGTTATGATATTTGAAAATAAAACTAAACTAGGCGTTGCAATATATGATGACGTGTTAAACCAAACACAAAAGCGTTTAGTGCTAAGAGGACAACGAACAGCTAATTGGAACGGAACTAAAACTGCTCCTGGCTACTTAGTGTTTGATGATCATATTGTAGAAAACTTTGATAGTGCAGTACAAAGCATTGACGACATGTATAGAACAGATGTGGATTCATTTAATGGTGCGTTTACTCAATCAAAGGATCTTGCAATAGGAAATGTTAATAAGACATGGGCAGATGGATTAGGTATTAATAAGAATGTACTTACTAAGTTCCATCAAGGATCAATTAAGCAACAAGGTACTACAGCATCAATTGATAGATTTAATAGAGCATCAATAGTTGACGAAGGCATTACAAAACTGAACGCATATGATCAGTACATGTTTAGACAAAGTGAATTAGGAAATAATGACTTAGAAGAAGTATTAGAAATAGAATTACGTTCTTCAGATTTAGTTGCATCGCCACAATGTATCTCTACACAAGATACACCAGCAGGCGGCGCGAAGGCTGGAGTAACATACACAGCACCAGAGCGTATTATTAATAACAAAGCAATAACTTTTGACACAAAAGACTTTACATATGATTGGAACTTTATACTAACAGGCGGCGCCGCGTTAGACCACGAAGTTAAATATAGAATACTATCCGCAGATGATATTTCATCTGTGTTTGAGAAGACAGAGCCTTACGCACTCGTACCTACTTGGAATAATTATACAAGTTATAAAAAAGGTGAGCAAGTAAGACACCAAGGACAGCTTTGGAAATGTAGTGTGAACTTTACAGGCTTAACAGAAACAACAGCCACTATATTGGAAACAAGTAGAGCATCACGAGCAGACTTCCCACACGGAACTATAGCAGAAATAGCAGGTACTTCGGTAACATTTAATAACACATCAACTGAGTACCAACCAATAATTGCAAATGGTACAGCAACTAGTCCTACATTTTTGCCAAGCGAAACATTAGTAATTGATAACATTAACATTGGCTTTAGTAAAACTGCAAACGTTCAAGTAGTTACAGGCCCAGCAATACAGCGTTCAACTTTAGGTAACGTTGCATTTGCAGATGTAACTGGACAAGGCATTACAATTAATGGCACAGCAATTAGCTTTGGTTCAACACCAGCAAACGTAATTGAAAACTTTACAGGTGTAAACAATGGAACTGCACTTAATCCAGTTCTACAAGCTACGTTTACAATTGCACAAGCATTAAGTGGAAGTACATTTAGCATAGCTTCGGTTACCGTTAATGGAACAGCAACAACAGCATACACGCTTAGTGGACAAAATATAACATTCACTACAGCACCAACAGCCGGACAAGCTATTGTAATTACATTAACACATGTAACAGTTGGTATAACAACAACTGGAATTAGAGATGCTATTAATGCAGCCGGTGTAACAGGTGTTACATCTTCATTAGTTACAGCAAGTAATGTATTAGAAATAGCATATGCTGGAGGCGTAGGTGATGTATTAATAATAGCACCAGCGGCAAGCAATGCGGCACTAGGATTTGCAACTGGCGGACACACTATTGCAGTACCAGTCGAGTTACAACTACAGCCAGCACAATTAAACATTACTGAGATTGTAGCACAGATTAATGCAACATCAGCATTAGTTAACGTTACAGCAAGTAACGTTGCCAACAAATTAAAATTAGTAAGCACAGGTGTAACATTAGCAGTAGCAGGTACAGCTAGAACTACTGTGGGATTAAATACAACTTACTCAGCAACAACTTCAACTATTGCTGTACCAACTGTTAGAAGTGATGCAGTTACATTGATACAGGCAGCAATTACAGCGGCAGGAAATACAGAAGTAACAATAGCAACTGTTGGTAACAACATAATAATTAGTTCAACAGGAACATCACTTACATTAGGTGACACTACTTTCAACACGCTAGCAGGTTTTGACACAGGAACTAAAATAGCAACAGACGGTGGAGTAGTTAACACATTTGATGTAACCGACTTTGGATCTACAGCACAAACATCTGACAACGCATTATACAACATACTAGTTACAGACGATAGTGCATTTGAAGTAGCGTCAAGAGGATCTATAACTACTAAGTTCTTTGGTTGGAATGTTTTACAAGTTACGCAAAGACCAGCACCATTGTATTCATATACTACAGCAACAGACGGTTGTGGAATTTGTGCAGGTACATCAACATTAGATGGAAACGATGCAGAGGTTACTACTAACGTAGCACACGGATTACAAGTAGGAGACTTTGTGCAGTTACTAAACACAACTACTACTCCTAACATAGATGGTATTCACAAAGTAACAAAAGTAGGCACACTAGATACAGTATTTTACATAGACGAGTTTATTGAGATGTGCGGTAACGCAGTATCAATCATGCCATTAGTTACAACAAGATTTACAGATGAAGTACAACGAGCATCTGCAATTGCACTTGCTTCATGGAACTTACCAGCTAAGACACTTATATACGAAGACAGCAATGCAAGTGTATTAGGAACTTATGTAAGTAACATCACAGGAAGTACAGTGACAGCTAAGAGACAGACACTAAGCAGACCTACTAATAAAGACATAGATAATATTACTGTATATAATTATAAAAAGAATAAATCTAATATCATATTAGAATCGTTTGATCCTTTAAGACATATTATACCGGGTATTGCTAAACAGAATGTAGATATTATAAATGTATCAGACAACGCAATTTATAATACATCATCTGACACAGGACAATCAGTAGACGATAATAATGCTTGGGGTACAGAACAATTAGGAACAAGATGGTGGGACACTAGTAAAGCTAGATATTATGATTACGATCAGGGAGGTCTAGAGTATAGAGTTTCCAAGTGGGGAGAGTTATATCCTGGATCAGAAATTGTAGTATGGGAATGGATTAAATCTTCAGTAGCACCAGACGACTATGCAGAGTCTGTATTGTTTGGTAAAGAGATTTACGGCGTACCTGCAACAGGTGAGGCTTACGCAGTATACGATAAACTTACTGCAGAACTAGTATATCATTACACACTAACTACACAGTTTAACTCAGCAAACGGATCAAATGATGATGTTTATTATTACTGGGTTAAGAACAAAACAACAGTGCAAGACGAAAGAACACTATCAGCATTTGATGTTGCTAATATTATTAGAAGCCCATCAACTAACGGTGTAAGTTGGTTCGCTGCACTAACAGCAAATGAATTTATCGTAGACAATATATCTTATTACGTAGACAATAAGAGTACAGTACTACAAATTAATAAAGCACCTAACAAGTTTAAGTCACACAACGAGTGGACATTAATTGCTAAAGGTTATGATAATATTCCTGGATATTATATACAAGGAATGAAGTACAGCTTGGCTGGATGGAATAGTGTTAAGGCTAGAATCCCATTCAACACGCTACACAAATTTAACAAATACGGCGACAGTCTTGACATTGGACAGTCTTGGTTTAACAACATAAACGAAGGTAGAAGAAATACAGCTGAAGCTATTAACTATGAACTTAGATCAGTATTAGTAGATGATGCGTATACTAACAAGTGGGACAGAACATTAGTTGCAAACAACTTCCCTACAACGTTATGGAAGTGGATTGATCATAAGCCAACTAGATACAATGGTACATTTAATTACACAACAACTGCCACAAGTGTTGCAGACTTAATAAACATAGACAGAGACTTTCATAAGGTAGTGAAAATTAAATTGTTTAATGTTGAAGCAGACCTTGACAGAAGTGAAATTTATGCGTATAATGATGAGAAGGCCGAATGGGTACTAGTTCTTAAAAAGAATAGTAGTATTGAATTTAGCGTAGCAGACTTATGTCCTGAAATGGGATATGACAAGAGCGCCGAAGGCACACGTACAACAGCAAACGGAACTGTTATCAAAGGCGGATATTGGGATAGCGGCAAGTGGGATGTTGACAACGTTGCAGAGTATTGGCAGACATTAATAACAGCATTAGACGAAGACATCTTCATAGGTAGAAACAAACTTAAGATGAATAAATTATTCTTTGGTGTTGTTGACTATGTGTTAAGTTCATTACCTCAAACTAACTGGATTAGAAAGACAACTTATATTAAAGTTGAGATTGCTAGCGAGTTTAACACAACGGCTAGAAAGTATAAGAGAAATAAAATTCATAACATAACTGGTTACATACAAGATGTTAAACCTTTCCATACTAAGATAAGCTCTACTATTAATAGTTTTGCTACTACTGAAAAGGTTAAAGCAAGTGTAACAGAATCATTAAGCATAGCAGTACAAACAAATACAAGTGGAAGCACATACGATACTAACACAAGAACGTTTGTACATTTACAAGACAACACAGGCAACGTTATTGCGTATGCATTAGCAAGTGCTAAGGAAACAACGTTAGCTTCTGAACTTGGACTTAATGATACTAAAATAATAGTAACTAGTACTGCTGGCATTACAGCAACAGGTACATTATATATTAACGGCGAACTGATTACATATACTAAAGTTGATGCAACTACAGTAACAGTTATAGCTAGAAACGTTAACAACACATTTAGAGCTGTAGGTGCGTTAGGAGACTCTATTACACAAGTAGATACTAACCAACTTACATACACTAACAGCCCTGCAACATTACAATATAATGTAGTAGGTAGTACGATATTGAATAGTCCTGGCTCAACAGCGGCAGCAGAGTTGTCGGCAATTAGCAAGGGAATACAATTATAACATTAGATAATGCTCCGGCATAAATAGTGTATAAGGAATAGGCATATGAAAACATTGAATGAAACATCAGTAGTTAACGTAGAAGGTCATGTAATCATCAGAGATGTTGATACTAATGAGACTCTGCTTAACAAATATAACGCAATTAACTTTCAAAACTTTGCGTTAGCACTAGCTAATTCGTTAGCTAATAAGACTGATGTTAATGGCAATAGCTCAGTTATTAGTAAGTTAGCATTTGGATTTGGTGGTTCAACCATTGATGCAAGTGGAAACATTACATATAAAGAAGCTAAAGTCGCAGGCGGAAGTGGAGCGTTGTATAACGCAAGCCTTGATAATGCAAACGGTGGCGTACATTTACAAGTACCTATCACAGAGCATACAGTTATGGATGCGGCAAACGAACCGTATACAGATTTAGCATGCAAAGTAATTTTAGATTATAACTACCCAGCTGATGCAAGTACATTGGATACAGCTAGTAATTATGAGACA